GAAACGGGTACGTCGTGTCTTACTAAAAGTGTGCTGGTGGTGGGCCACCAGCACACCTAAGAACCCAGGGTGCAAATCTGGAGACGGATGAAGAACATCAAACTGTCCGATGAAGCGCATGAACAGCTCTCAGAGTACCGGGATGAGAACGGCCACACGTCGATCGATTCGGCTGTTCGTGAACTGCTGTGGAAACAGTCATCCAAAACGGTCAGCGTCAACCCCGACGACCTGTCGACGGTCGTAAGCAGCGTAGCCGGTGATCGGAACGTCAGTTTGGAAGGCGACCGGGCCGCCGAGCGGCTCCGGGAGCAGGTCGATGAGTGACGGCGGACCTATTCGTCGTCGACGCTCGGCATCCCGGTGATTTTCCACTTCCAGCGCCGCCCGAACCAAGCTTCCTCCTTCATACGCTGTCGCTCGCGCTCCTCGTTTCGTAGCGATTTTTCTTCCTCAACGTACTCAACCAACTCGTCCAGGTCGTCGTCGCGAGCGTTCGCCTCTCGCAGCTGACGACGGAGATCGTCGCGACGGGCTTCGACCTGATCGAGCCGGAGCCCGCGCTCGACCAGCGTCACGATAGCCTCACTCTTATTCAAATCTGATTCCTCCCTGAATCGGTCGATCTCCTCCTCGAGGTCCTCGTCCCGGACGCGAACAGTGTATTGGGTGGTCATGCGACGAGATTCATTAGTGAATCACATAACGTCACGGCAGACAGACGTTCGACGGCCGTCAGACGCCAAATTCTACCATTTACGGAGAGGTGAGAAGCGGAACTTCCGGAAGCCTGACCCATTCACTTTCACTCTGCGGATAACGAATGTGTATATGATCGCCCAATCACTGAATAAGGTGAGACAATGAGTGTCAAATTGAATCCACAAACGAACGAACTCGTGATCGAGCGCCAGATCCGCCGATCCGGCAATTCTGCAGTCGCGTCGATCCCCCCATCAATTCTCGAAGCAGCCGAGATCGACCTGGGGGACGACGTCGAGATCGCGGCGGACGCCGTCGAAGGCGAGATCACGATTCGCGAGCGCGAAGCTTAACGGGATTGAAAGCGGGTTAGGGTGGACTGGGTTGCTCGTGACCGATCAGACCTTGTGCAGAACAATCTCCTTGGAGTCCATATCCGCCTCGAGTTCGATGTCATCGCCACGCTCGAACCCGACCGACTCAAGCATCTGCCGCGGGATGGTCAGAACATTCGAATTACCCGACTGGCGGATTCTTCGTTCCGCGGACACCGTCGAGCGCTCTGGGTCGATGCTCACTGAGCTTCCCATGCTCAACCATCGGGCACGACATTACATAAGTCTTACTCGGATAAGACATCTTGTAGCGTACTTGTTACCATACCCTAGATAAGACTTACATGCCCCACCTATGTGCGGACAGACATGGTGCTGGAGTGTACGAATAAGACTTATGTGCTTCCCAATGTAAGACAATAGCATGTCCGTTAGGGTGGACAAAAGCGGTGTTATGACCGCTGAACGTACGATTCGACAGTCTGGGAATAGTACGGTGGTCTCGATCCCACCGGCGATGCTCGATCACATGGATCTCGAGTCCGGCGACGAGGTCATCCTCTCGAAGGACGTCCAGGACGGTGACCTCGTCATCAAGATGCCGGAGGACGCAGACAGCGAGCCCAACGCAGTCGTCGAAGCCGACGGTGACGTCGACAATCCGGGTGACGCCGCGTGACCGGTCAGCTGCGCCCCGTGACGGTGCGGCGTACGCCGATCTCGCGAGCATGCGCGGCCTCACCGACCCCATGATCGACGCGATCGTGCGGGGGCTGAACGACGGCAAGACGGTGCTGGTCACCGAGGAGTGGATTGCCGACGACGACGACATGAATCTCGAGCCGGCCGAGAACTGCCAGCGTGTGTTTTTCGGGTCGCTCCTTGACTCCTCAGACGGTGGGGAAGACTCTGACGGAGCCTGGGAGTTCACGAACAACGCCCGCAGCGGGTACAGCGAGTGGGTGCCGAAGTCGCAGTCGACGGTCTACGAGCTCCACGACGACATCGACACGGTGACGACCCCACAGCAGGGTCTCGGCGCGTTCGCTCGGGGGGGCGGTGCATGACTGTTTCCGTCGGTCGAGATCTTGACGGCAGGATCGTCGTCGATGCCGACGGTCCGCTCAACGTCGACGAGGCACGGCTCCTCCAGGAGCGCATCGACGAGGCGGTCACGCTCGCCGAAGGCGGGGCGGTCGGCGTCGCCGCAACCGAGATCAGCGCTAACGACGAGGACCAGAATCAAGACCAGGATGAATTGATTGAGTGTCCGGACTGTGGACAGTCTTGCGCGAGCGAGCGCGGCCGATCAATCCATGTCGCGAAGTCCGACGCCTGTGGGACGGGTGATGACCCCGACGGCGATGAGAGCGGCCAGCAGGACCCAGACGAGGCCGAGAGCGAGGACGCCGACCGGGAAAACGGGGCCAGTATTGGACCCCAGCGTAGCGAGCAACACGAGAAATCTGTTCGTCGGCGGATGCAAGCCGTCGACGAGCTCAACGAGCAGGGGATCTCGGTCGCCGACGTTGAGGAGGCCGCGGTCAACGCCGGCAATTGCTACGAGGTGGGCCGCTCGATCGGTGTCTCGAGACCGCAGGCCGAGATCTGGCTGAAGCAGCTCGGGATCTACAACGCGATCAACCTCGATCAGACGAAGAACGCAAAGGAACTGGTGGATCAGGTGGCCGAACGTCTCTCGAAGATCCCCGATCCAGCATGAACGAGACAGGAATCGAGTGGACCGACCACTCCTGGAATCCCGTTCACGGCTGCTCGAAGGTGTCCGAAGGCTGCCGGAATTGCTATGCCGAGCGCGTCTCCCGTCAGTACGACCACACTCCGGCACCGTGGACGCCTGAGAACGCCGACCAGAACGTCCAGCTGAAGCCGCACAAGCTCAAGGAGCCGTTCGGGATCGACGAGCCGTCGCGGGTGTTCGTCAACAGTATGTCGGACCTGTTTCATGAGCGGGTGCCTGACGAGTACATTCAGGAGATCCTCTCAGTCTGTCGATCACTCCCTCAGCACGTCTTTCAGGTGCTCACGAAGCGGCCGCAGCGGGCCGCTACGTTCGACCGAGTGCCGTGGCCGAAGAACGTCTGGGTTGGGACGTCGGTCGAGAACAAGCGTGCGGTCGACCGGATCGACCAGCTGCGTGCGTGCGATGCGAGCACCCTGTTCGTCTCGTTCGAGCCACTGATCGGCCCCATCGGGAACGTCGATCTGAACGGGATCGAGTGGGCGATTGTTGGCGGCGAAAGCGGGCCCGAAGACCAGCGACGCCGCTTCAGGCACGCGTGGGCACGCGAGATCCGCGATCAGTGCGACGAACAGGGCGTCGCGTTCTTTTTCAAGCAGTCGGCCGGTCCGCGGCCGGGAACGAACCCTGCGCTCGTCGAGAGGAACCTCACGCGCACCGAATACCACGAACTCCCCGAGCTCCCGCAGGTGACGGTCGACGCTCGGAAGGAGGCCCTATGAGTCGATATAGCGAAGCGCAGTGTATCTGTCAACCCGGTGTAACCGCCCGTGATCGGCGGTGAGTCGCGTTCAAATCTCGGTTTCGTTCGTCTGTAAGTACTGTGACGAGACGCTGCCCTTCGAGCAGACGCATCCTGATACATTTGCTTCAGACCAGTACCACAGTTGCTACGGTGAGCGGATTGGGATCATCGCGATGCAATACGGCGATTCGCTCAAAACGATCAACGGTCGCGAAATCCGAATCGAGGTGGGCGAGTCGTGAACCGGGACTGGCCCGAACCCCCCGAAAAGCTTCGGGATCGAGACATCTGGCTCCCGTGGCGCTACGAAGAGCGCGAGGGCAAGGACGGCGAAATCTACCAGACGAAGGTTCCAGTTGACCCGACCGGTGGCGGACGCGGGGACTCCACAGACCCGTCGAAGCGGACGGACTTCGAGAGCGCCGTGCGGTTCGCGAATAACCATTCGGATGTCGCCGGAATAGGGTTCGCTTTCCCGGAAGATGACACCCTCGCCGGCGTCGACCTCGACGACGTCCGCGACCCCGATGACGGCCAACTGTTGCCGTGGGCGCGCGAGATCGTTTCCGATCTCGACTCTTACACCGAGATTAGCCCGTCCGGTACCGGCGTTCACGTCGTGGTCGTCGGGTTTAAACCGGGGGACAAGAGCCGCAAGACCGTCGACGAGGACGGCGAGACCGACGCCGATGGTGGCTGCGAGGTCGAGATCTACGACGACTCCCGGTTTTTCACGTACACTGGCGACGTCCTCGAAGGCCTCGACCGCGCGTTCGACACCGTCAAGCAGCGCCACTCCGAGCTCGGACAGCTCTACGACGACTACCTCGGCCCCGACGGTCCCGACCAGGAGCGGGACGGCGTCGACGACGAGGCCACAGCATCGCCGCAGGGCGGCACCAGCCGCCGGAACGACCTCTCCGACGAGGAGGTCCTGGAGACGGCCAGAAACGCGAAGCACGGTGTCAAGTTCGAGCGCCTCGAGCGTGGCGACGACTCACTCCACTCTGACGACACGTCTCGAGCGGACATGGCGTTCGTCAGCTATCTCGCGTTCTACACGGGCGGTGATCGGACTCAGATCGAGCGCCTGTTCAAGAGCTCCGGCCGGATGCGTCCGAAGGTGCGCGATCGGGACGACTACCTGGAGCGGACGATCGATGCCGCGCTAGAGCACCAGCAGGAGTTCTACCAGGGCCCGCGGAGCGACGACGCCCCCTCAACCACCGCCGTCGACGAGGCGATCGACGCGATCGAAGACGATCTCGAGGGTGACGAGCAAGACGATCACGACGACGTCCAGGAGGAGACCAGCTGGACTTCGTTGGCGTCTACTCCGAGTTCGCGAGCGCCGGTCCAAGAGGACATTCTTTATCGGGTCCTTGAGCCGTTCAACGACGAGGATGACCCGATAGACTCCGCAACGGCGGTGAATCGTGTGGCCGACATTTTCGACGACGCATGGCACTTTATATACCCCGAGCGGCAGGTGCCCGGCTGGCGAGAGACGCTCTACGTTTATAACCCCACCACCGGTGTTTACGAGCCCCGAGGCGAGGCGTTTGCATCGAGTCAAGCCGAGGAGTTACTCGGAGCGTTCGCGACCAACCAGCGGGTGAACGAGATCGTCGAGAAGCTTTCGCGCCGCAACATCGAACGTGGCCCGGCCTTCGACGTCTCGCCCCACCGCCTGGTTGTCGGCAACGGCATCCTCGATCTGCATACCGGCGAACTCTGCGACCACACTCCGGAGGAGTACCATGCGACGCGGGTCGGAGTCGATTACCACGAGGACGCCGAGTGCCCGGAGATCGACGAGTTCTTCCATGAAATCGTTGAGGATCAGGACGCCGCGACCCTGTACCGCGTGGCCGCTCACACGCTCTACAAGGACTACATTGGAGCGAAGGCGGTGATGCTTGTCGGTGGCGGATCGAACGGGAAGACGATGTTCACCTGGCTCCTCGAGGAGCTCCTGAACCCGACCGACACCGAAAGAAACACTACCGGGATATCCCTCGGCGAAATCTCTCAGGGCGATTTCGCGCTTTCAAATCTGTACGGCAAGATGGCAAACATCAACGCCGACATCAATTCCTCGGATGTCTCCGATCTGGGACCGCTGAAGCGCCTCACCGGCGGCGACCTCATGGATGCCGACGTCAAGTATGAGAGCCGTGTCAGATTCCGGAACTATGCCTCGCTGATCTTTGCTGTCAACCAGATGCCGTCGTTCAGCGAAGACACCCATGCACTATGGAGACGGTGGGTCTATCTCAAGTTCCCCTACACCTTCGAGCCCGGCGAGCCCGAAACCGATCCCGAGCACGTCCTAAAGGAGCGCATCGGTAACGAAGAGGAACTTGAGGGCCTGCTCGCAAAGTGCGTTCGGGAGATCCAGACGTGGCACGACGGTCGTGAGATGTTCCCCGATATCCCATCCCCCGATCAGATTCGGGAGATGATGCTCCGAGCGTCCGAGCCGGTCTACGACTTCGCGAAAGTGTGTCTGAAAGAAGATCAGGAAAGCGAGATTCCCAAAGACGAGGTCCGTCAAGCGTTCCGTGAGTACGCCAACCAGACCAGCCTCGGATCCGACATCGCGATGAACCCGAACGTGTTTGGTGAGAAGCTCATCAGCGTTGCTGACTGGCCGATCGAGACCTCGCGACCGACGAAGGGCAACAGGCGGGTCCGCTGCTACAAGGGCATCGACTGGACCGAGCGCGGCAGGCAAGTCCTCGAGGGCAACGAACCCGACGAGCGCGGTCAGACCGGTCTGACGGCGAACGGGCCGTCTCACACCGGCCGAGTCAGCGATCAGGGAACCGTCGGCTGGGACTTCGACGAGATCCCCGACGACGCCACCGGCCCGGCGGCCGACGCCAAGCGGCTGTATCGCATCCTTCTCAAGAGCACCAGCAACTCGATGGCGAAGGGTGAGCTGTTCAGCGCTGCCGCCGATCGCCACGATCTCGATCCCCGGAGGGCCGAGACCGCGCTCGACAAGCTCCGGAGTCGGGGTGACGTCACCGTCGACGACGGTGAGATCGTTCCCAAGTGAGCGCGTCCAGGCGCGTCCAGGTACGTCCAGGCACCGCGTCCATGCAGTTTCTGAGCCCGAAAGTGTACTCTCAGAGCCTCTACCATCTATCGACGACAAAACCTCGCTTTCGCTCGTCCATGCATGCATATGCGCGTGGACATCTGACCAGCCTTCTCGGCGCTTCTTTCGGGTGTTCACAGTAGTCTGGGGAGCCTCGTCCAGGCAGTCCAGGCAGTCACCTAACTATCGCGGGTGCGCGAGGACGTACGCCTGTACGCACGATGATTCGCTGATCTGCATGGACTGCCTGGACGGAATCTTTCTGAAGCAGCGATGAGAGCCGTATCAGACCCTCAACCTGCGTATTTTGCCCGTCCATGCAAATCAGATCTGCCTGGACGTGCCTGGACATTGCGCGGACGTGCCTGGACGAGTACTTGAAGTCGTATCTTACTCATCGGTGGATTTATAGTAAGTGCGCGAAATAAGACGTGCATGGGTACACAAGATACCCAGCCGCGGGATGACGCGGCTCCCGATGTGAGCGATGTAGCGTTTGGCGAGCTCACCGCGTTCCAGATCGACGCACTGTTCGTGATCGCGTCGAAGGGGGGGGGGGACGCCCGAGGCGACCGCCGATACCGCTCCTCGAGGCCTCGCGATCAAGGAGCGTCTCGACACCGAGTACGACGAGAAGGTCAACCACGGTCGGCTCTACCCGAACCTTGACCAGCTGGTCGAGCAGGGCCTCGTCGAGAAGGACCAGAAAGACCGGCGCACGAACGCGTACGCGTTGACTGAGCATGGCGTCGGAGTCCTCGAACACCGCATCAACTGGGAAGACGAGTGCCTCGCGGCGGGGTTCTCGGGATGACCCGCCGTGCGAAGGACCTTGAGGACCTCACTGATCAGCAGATCCAGCGTGTGCTCAACATGCGGGGATTTCAGAAGATGCTCGCCTACGGCCGTCTCGCCGATGGGATTGGGGTTCTCGAGGACGAGGGGCAACTGTTCGATTCGATGGTGAGTTCGATCACGAAGCAGCACGGTCAAATTCGGTCGGAGAGCTCGACCCGCGAGGTCCTGCGGCTGTTTCGTGATGAAGTCGAGACGTTCACTGAACCGCTCGTCGACGAGGATGGGGACGACGTCGAGGCCGACGACGTCGAGGAGTTCTACGTCGACGAGGAGGAGCATCCAGCGTGAACGAGAACCGCTTCCGTTGCCCCGAGTGTGGTAACTTAATTTCGATCAGCCCGCACGCAGACGTCGAATACGGTCACGAACGGGGCGCTGCCCGTGGCCAAGACGAGCGCTGTTCGCGACGGCCGAGCTGTGTCGACCCGATTAGGAAGCCTCGGGCGAAGATACCAGAAGGTGCAGCATGAACGAGGACGACCTTGGCCCGCTTTTTCAGGCATTTGGAAAATGGGCGGTTGTCGTCCTCGCAGCGTGGGTGTCGATTATACTGGCACTCCTCTGGGGAATCTTAGCGCTCCTCCAACAGTTCGGAGTGTTGATGCTATTCGTCGGGCTGGCGGCGTAGCAGGAGGGTGACTCAGGGACCGGGCAAACAACTCAATATCATGCCTGTCTTATCTCAGGTCAGACATGGTAGCAGAGGAACCGACAGAAGGTCGGTGTAACGGGCCGGCCGGCGAAGACAATCAGTTTTATTGCGAGAGTTACCCGGAAACGGACGAGAACGGCGAGCCGATCAACGGACGGTGTCGGTATCACGGGTCGCGATCGGGAGCTCCCGAGGGGAACCAGAACGCTGTGGGAAATGACGGGGGAGCGCCGCCTGGGAACACCAATGCAATGGAACACGGTATGTACTCGGGCCGCAGCGCTGGCGAGCTTTACCCGGAGCTACCCGAGGATGCTCAGGACGACGTCGACGACTTGGTGGCCTCATACGTCGACCGGTGGGGTTGGGACGAGGACGATCCCCGGATCAGCAGTCGCCTGATCGACGTCTGTGTCGATGTCTGGCGGCGGTGGAGAGCGAAGGGCATCCTGATCGACGAGGGCCCCAGCGAGGAGCGTGTGGTCGGGGTGAATGATCGCGGCGATCCCGTGGTCGCGACGGAGGAGCACCACCTACAACAGCAGGTTTCGCGAGTCGACTCTGACATTCGGATGAACTTGAAGGAACTCGAGCCGAGCAAGGACGACGACGTCGTCGCGACCACGGCTGCCGATCTGCTCTCCGCAGCGTGGCAGCGACTCGAGGACGATCGCGATCAGGAGCGGGACGACGTCGATCGTGAGGAGCCGATCGACGTCGAAGGAGGGCCGGTGTGAGTACGACTGGTGTCGACCCGGACGAGCTGGACGACGAATGGGCGGACAAAATCGTTAGACTGCCGAGGAGTGAGCGGGTTGAGGCGCTATTCAACTTCGAGCCGGTCGAACCGTATCAGACCGAGCTGCTCGACAACCCAGCACAAAAGAAGGTCGTCAATTGGGGCCGTCGGTCGGGTAAGACTGTGACTGCAGGGGCACTCGCTGCTGATCGGGTGCTTCGTGTCCCTGACGAAGACGTCGCGATCCTCGCTCCCTACATGGAAACAGCCAAAGAGATGTTTAGCGAGGTAAAGGATCATCTTGAGGCGCTGGGGATGCATGGGGTGGTCGGTGTCGAGACCGACAACAAGATCACCTGGGAGATCTCGAACGGTGCTCGGCTCATCGCCCGGACGCTCGGATCCGAGGCTCAGCGTGGGAAGGGCCCCTCGTGCATCATCATCGACGAGGCCGCGATCGTCGCCGGCGACACGATCACGAAGATCGTCCGGCCGATGACGATCACGCATCAGAACTACGAACTGATCCTCATGTCGACGCCGCGCGGCCAGCAGGGCTACTACTTCGAGAAATGGAACGACGACAACTGGTGGTCGACGAAAGCCACCTGCTGGGATAACCCCTACGCGATCGAGAGCATTCTTAAGGAGATTCGAGAGGAGGAGGACGATCTCACTTGGCGTCAGGAGTACCTCGCTGAGTTCGTCGAGCCGGGGAATGTCTACCTCCCGACCGAGCTCGTCGCACCGTGCATGCCTGGTCGCCACGACAACGTCGAGGATCCCCGGCCGGTCCAGACCGAGCGGGGTGTCCGCCGGTGGCTGGGCGTTGATCCTGCCGGCGCTGGGCAGGACCGCGCAGTCTACACCAGCGTCGATGAGATCGGTCGCGTGTTTGACGTCACGTCGTGGGCGAAGCAGACCACCCCGGAGGCGAAGGGCCAGATCGAGGCCCTTGAGGAAAAGTTCGGCTACGAGGCGATCCTCGTCGATAAGAACGCGATCGGCGAGGGTGTCGTTCAGTTCGGCCAGCTGGACGTCCCGCACATCGAGCCGGTGCCGTTCACCAGCGAGTCGAAGCAGTCGCTCTACAAGACGCTCCGGCGCGTGTTTGAGGAGGAAGCGCTGCTGCTCCCGAACAACGAGCGTCTGTTTAGTGAGACGACGTCGCTGGTCTACGACTACACGCAGTCGGGAATTCTCCGAGTTGACCACCCTCCTGGAGGTCACGACGATTATCCCGACTCCCTGGCCCTTGCAGTGTACGGCTGGCAGACCGACGTCACCGGGGGATCGAACGGGGTTGAGTTCTCGACTCGGTCGGGGGCGTCGGCGGGGCGATCGTCCCGCTCTCGCAACCGAGGATCGTCAAGGAGAACCCGCTGATTAGGTGGACCCTCCTACCCATCTAAGATTTTTTATCAGCCCTATTGGGACCAGCCAGGACGTCTCGATCGTCGGCCTTTATCAGCAAACCGCCGATACTTCTTTCTGTTGATAATAAATCGTTGTCAAAAGCAGGTAAATCCTGCCGGGTGTGAAGCCGTCGACGGGTCCGTCCTGCAAGATGCACACCTGCCCACCGGCAGTATAGATAAGCCTGCTGTCGGCTGAAATGACGCCATGTCATGGCCACGGTCTTACCATGAGGTGGATCGATGAGCCGGCTCGGGGACGCGCTTTCGGCGATTCGGGAGTACACTCCTGAACCGGAGACTCAGGAGATCGCCGAGCGTGCTCGCGACGTTTTCTCGAGGCTGCGCCGGGAGCGGCGCTCGCGGCGCGGGACGATCTCTGCGCAGACCTCTCGCTCGCAGCGCGAGGTCGGCCACGTCGACCCGCCGCGTGACGATCTCGCAAAGTACTGGGACCAGAAGGAGAACAACCCCGTTATCGGAGCGCCCATCGAGCAGTTCGATGACGACGTCCTCGCGGACGGCTGGCGAATCGAGGCCGACGATGAGGAGACTCAGAAGTTCGCGACCGAGTGGTGCAAGGAGTGTGGGATTGTCTACGGCGAGACTGACGAGGACTTGATCGAGGTCGTTTCCGAAATCAACCAGCAGTTCGACGCCAAGGGCAACGTCGCGGTCGAGAAGGTGCCCGCAGCCGAGGATCGCGACGTGATCGCGGCCATCAAGCTCGTACCGATTGATACGCTGAGTTACAAGACGAGGCCGAACTCCAGCGTCCTGCTCCAACCCGACGACGTCGAGCACTTTCCGAACGCCCCATCGACGGACCACGACACAGCGGCGGCGTACGTACAGTACGATCCGCAGGGCAATGGGTCGTGGCCTGACCAGGACCCGAACTACCTCGACAACGATCAGATCGTCCGGTACGTCAAAAATTCGGAGCCCGGATCGCTCACGGGGGAGGGCGACGTCGCGCCGATCTCCCAGAGAGCTGAGAAGTTCAAAGAAAAGATGCTGAATAACGAGCTCTCGATCGAGTCGATGGCGTGGGGGCAATGGTTCTTCGGGTTCGAGCCGATGGTGATCGAGACGGAGGACGGCGGCACCGAGATCATCGAGTTCGACGACCAGTCGATGAACGAGTTCGAGAAAAAGGTCGAGGGACTCAAGCCTGGTGCGCAGATCACTCACGACGGGAAGATCAACGTCCAGAACGTCCCCGGTGAGGTGGCCGACATCCTCGGCTACCTCGAGTTCGACGTCGAGTATATCCTCAGCTCTTTGCCGGCCCCGAAGTACCTGGTCGGATGGGCCGACAACATCAACCGCGACATCACGACCGAGCAGAAGGAAGCCCACGAGCAGGACAAGCAGACTCGTCGACGGCTCCATAGCCGGAAGCTCACCCCGATCGTGAGGGAGGTCTGTGAGCAGGAGGGCTACGATCCCGAGGGGCTCAGGCTCGTGTTCGAGCCCGAACCCGACGAGAGCCCCGTGATGTCGCTCTCGACCGACGAAACCGAGCGCGTGCTCAACCTGTCGAAGGCCCTGAAGAACGTGGCCGGATCCGGGGAGCCGACCACGCTCATCGAGGAAGACGCGCTGCTCAGCCTCCTGCTCCAGCTCCCCGAGGACGTTGCGCTGCCTGCCGACGCCAACAAGGCAGCTCAGGCCGCCGCTGCTGTGGATGAGGACGACCCGCAGGTCCGGGAGCAGCATCGGCGGCTTCAGGAGCGCATGGACGCCGTGCGGGCCGAACACCAGGGGGGTGGTCCAGAGACCCCAGCAGATCCCGACGGCGATGAGAGCGGCCAGCAGGACCCAGACGAGGCCGAGAGCCACGAGGATGAGGACGGGTCGTGACGAGGAAGTTCCGTGTCGAGCTGACCGACGACGATCTCGAAACGCTCCGGGAGGTCGGCCAGTATCGGTTCGGCGGCATGATCGATGATGAGTCGATCCTGGTCATCCTCGAGTACAATAGTGATGACGACGGCAGTGGCCACAAGGTGAGGACGACGCTCGAATAAGCACGAATCAGTCTGAATCCGGATCGAATCGGAATTGATTCCGGATGAATCGGCGAGAATCAGACTTGAATCTCGGCCGAATCAATCTGAATCAGCGTACAGCCCCGGCTGAGGAGTCGATCGAGGGGAACCGGCCGAGAAAAGCGGCCGGCCAATCATGACAGCTGGGGAAGCACGACGATCTCCGAGCGGACAGTGGATCTCGGAACGCGAGGGTGGCTCTCGCGCAGTCCAGTCAACGGCACGAGACAGTATGTAAGTTCCGGTGGCATACTCTAAGTACCTGCTCAAATAAGACTCTATGAGGTACGCGAAGTATGACACCGAATTTTAACGACGATCCGGCGATGCGATGGGGGGTGTTCGTTCTGGCTGGCGTTGCGTGGGCGCTGGTCGGATACCTGACCAAAGTCCAAGGCGATCCCAACCGGGAGCTCCAGCCTCGAAAGGCGGGGAAGACCGTGCTGATCGGCGCGGTAGCCGGCGGGATCGCAGCCGGAAGCGGCGACCCGCTGACGACCGAGGGGCTGTCCGTCGCGATGGCGACCGCGGTGCCTGTGGTCGACCGGCTCTGGAACCGCTACCTCCCGCCGTCTTGGGGGGGATCGAAGACGTACGGTGCTGGCTCGACCGCGACGATCAAGCCGCAGATTGGAGAGCCTGCCCTTGCGAAGGGGCAGAGGGAGGTGGCGGAGACGATCGCCGCTGCTCAATATCATGAGCTCAGGGCTGTCGCGAGTTACATCCCCACGATCAACGGAAACCGGTCAAAGGAAACGCTCAGAAGCAAGCTCCGCCAGACCGACCCGCAGATCGTCCTTAACGCGATTCGGTCCGCCGAGGCGGCGGGGAAGCTCGGTCCTCGTCAGGAGTCCGACGATGGTTGAGCGCTGCAGCCGATGCTCGCGTCCCGTCGACGTCAGTCGACGGATCGGCCTGTGCGAACAGGTGGCCTGCGAGGAGTGTGCCGACGATGAGAAGGTGCCCACGGTGGTCGTGGTGCCACGGTCGGGAGGTGGGAAGCCGCTATGAGCACCGACAAGGTCGAGCAGAACCCGGACTCGTCGGGCGTCCGTCAAGAATGTCGCGCTCGGAACGCCACCTACCGGGAGATTCGTGAGGCCTACTCTCCCGATCCCGAGAACGGCGTCAACCTTGAGCAGATCAAGCGGACCGTGCGGAAGCATACTAACTGGTCGGTGTCGGCCGACGACGTCGAGCAAGCCCTTGACGAACTCGAGGAGCGGCAGGCCATCTACCAAGCCGATGGGCGGTACCGAGTGTTGGGGGCCTGATCATGGACGAAGGTGAATACTCGGCTCGCCTGGGAGAGCTCACCGCCGAAGCGATCAAGGACGGCGTCAACCCCTTTACCGTGATCGGTATACTCGACACCTATTCTGGGATCGTCCAGCGTGAGGCTGTTCTCGGCGATGACGACGATGGGAGTGGGAGTGAATTCAGGGTAGACGGAGATCTCCGATGAGAACTCAGAGCAACATCAGAAAGCGAATCAACGATCTAGGAAAATGAGCCACACCGACAGCGAAAGCAAGACGAAGGACGACGTCTATCGGGAACGGAACCTGCTCGCGCTCGCGTTCATCGGGTTTTATCGGGAGTTCTGGCACCAGACAGACCAGTCTGGCCAACCCGCTGGCGGCTGGTGGCCGGATACCGACGGGGTGAACGGCGAGGAGTGGGCGGTCGTGTGGACGGAAACAAAGTACGGTCAGGTCGGCTGGCACGTCCCGCTCTGGATCGTCCCGGAGTGGCTGGAGAAGTGCGACCCCGAGTACGACGGCTACTCGACCGCTGAGAAGAACGCCCGAATGAAAGAGCTCATCTATGAGTGAGGAAACACCGATCAGAGACCTGTTCGATCAAGTGCATGAGGAGGGGATCGTCCCGGAAAACCAGAAGCCGCTCCCCTACTTGGGGTGGTGGCTCAAGGAACCTTTCCTCGACAGCACCAGGATCAGTTACTACCGTGGTAAGTTTTGGATAGATACCAAGAAAAAGTGGCCCTATCCCAAAAGCCAGATCGACACGGAGCTCCTGATCGAGAAGTGTCGTGAGCTCCTTGAGGAGTCACTGGAAGATGGGCGGCCGCCGAACCGAAGGGAGTTTCAGGAGTTCCTGAGCGAAAACACTGGGACGTTCACGAAAGAGTCCCGCATAGGAGACGAGTGGGAGCGGGTGGAGGTTACTGTCCGCGATGATTGACCGTTCCGCAGATACTACACAGCGGCCGTCTCTGAGGGAGGTGTCGTCGCTTTCGGAGTACGAGCGCCAGTTCCATGAGTGGGCTAAGTGGCGGTGGGAGAACGACACTGCTGCTCCTCATTACAAGCAAGATTACCCTCTCGTTGTAAACTGCCCCAACTGTGGCGACCCCGCTGTGGTGTCGCTCATATCGGCTGTTGACGATCCTATTTGGGAGTGCAAACTGAGCTCGCATGACTACACTGACAGCTGGTTCAGCAGGGAGGCGCTCAATGAATAGAAGTGACCCATACTCGTTCGAGGAGGACGACCTGGTGCTCCCGCTCACCGAAGAAGAGTACCAGAATCTGACGTACGGCAAGCGGACCATCATCGACCGCGCCTCGATGATCGTCAAGGAGGTTCGCAAGGGTGACTGAAGGTGGGCCGATTCAGATCGCTACGCTCGCCGGGAAGTACGGCGCGCAGGGCTACAATCGCTGGCGCTTCGTCAAGGGACTCCTCATAACGACAGTCGACGAGAACGACGCCCTCGCACTCCGGGAGTCGTCGGAATCGCGTTGGGAGACGCTGGCGTCGCCGCGTGAAAGCTTCGAGTTCGCCGATCGGGGGTCGAAGGAGGAGGCGTTCATGAATTGGTTCCAGGACGCCGTCGACGAGGAGGTGATCGAGCCGGTCGGGGCGCGTCAGCTCCGCAGCGGCGGACACTGGACGGGGAAGTTCATCCGTGGGGGCTACAAGAGCGGGCTTCGCGACGCCGGCAAACGTCTCCGCGAGAAGAACATTGACCCCCAGTTTTCGGGCGACGAGCTCGAGGACCTGTTCAACCTCCCGCTCCACACAGACCAGGTCGGCACGCTCTACCGACGGTCGTTCTCGGAGCTGGAGGGGATCGGCAGCGACGTCGGTCAGGAGATCTCGCGGATCCTGTCGGATGGGCTGACTGCCGGCGAGAACCCGCGGACGATCGGGCGGTCGATGAACAGCCAAATCGACGACATTGGGATCACACGCTCCAGGACACTCGCCCGGACGGAGCTCTCGCGGTCGTACAACCTGGCTGCTGCGCAGCGCTATCAGCAAAACGGCATCGAGAAGGTCCGCGTCGTGAACCCGAGCCCGTGTCACATATGCCGGGCGGTGATCGACGATAACCCGTACAGCGCTGCCGAGGCAGCGACGCTGATCCCGGCGACCACGCACCCCAACTGCGAGTGCGGGCTCTCGCCGGTCACCGTCGCGACCGAGGCGATGTCGGCGCGCTACGGTTCCCGATCGCGAATCCCGATCGTGGCGGACGTGCCGGTGCGGAGTGTGGCCTGATCGATGCCCGACTGTCCCAACTGCGGAGCAGGGATGTGCATGACCGAGCGGCGCAATCCTCAGTGGTGGGGGTGTCCGGCCTCCGACTGTGACATCGTGGCGATTCTTGACGACGACGCTCCCCCGACCGAAGATCCACGCAACCCGCAGACGACTCTCGTCGATAAATCAGGTTCATAACAATGACCCCACGGACCTACCGACGGATGGCTCACGCGATGAGCTACGTCGACATGCGCGACGAGATTCCGAAGTGGGCCCGCGACTACGCAGTCGGCGACGAGATCAGCTTTGTGCGTCCGAAAACCGGACTGGTCACCGCGGTCCCCGTCGCCGGGTTCTCGACAACAGGGGGTCACGAGGGGCTGCCCGTGTTTGACGCCCGTCCCTTCCCGGAGTATGGCGATGGCTCGGTACGTGTCAGCGCGGATGACGTCGTCCCGCTCGATAAGATCGTCGACGAGGCGATCGACCGGCCGATTGAGGAGTAAGCGCCCGCACACCCACCGCAAGAACCGTTTAGCGAGGTCCGACGAAACGTCAGATCACATGCCGGATGCACAATTAGAGCGCGTCGACGGCGGTGTCGCGCGGACGGAGCTCTCGGACGGCCCGCCGTACCCTGTGTGGGCGCGAATCCTGAAACCGGGCGACATCACTCAGGGCGGGGACGGCGAGGGTGAGCGGAACAAGAAAAGGTCGCACTGGACCGAGGATGCGCTGAGGCAGTCGGCTGATATGTTCGCGACGAACGACGTCTGGACGGTTCACTTCGTCGACGGCCACCCGGAAGATGTAGGGGTCCGCGACATTCTTGGTGAGAGCCTCGAGACGAGGCTCTCCGACGACTACGGCCTCGTCGCTGCGGGCGAAATCGACGACGAGCACACGGCGCGGCTGATCGACAACAACCGCGTCGGCGTCTCGCCGTGGCTGAAGCGCACCCACGGCGAGTGGAACGAGGAGAAGCAGGCCCACGACGTCGATCAGGTGGTCGGGGTGCGTAACATCGGGATCGTCGACAACGCCGAGGGTCCGTCGGCGGACATCAACCTCGGTAAGCCACCGGAGTCGGACAGTGATGCGCCGAGTGCCGAGGCGCTGGCGGCTGTGTTCGAGGACGGTGGCGGCCCCGAAACGTCCGCAAAGGGCACGCACACCGACACGCACACCGCGATAACCGATAAATCAGACGCTACGAAAGAGACAACTGAAACGATGTCTGCCACGGAAACAGAATCGAACGAAGACAACCCGACGGATCCTGGCGACGGAGACCGCCAGGATCTCAGCGGGATGGAGCGAGACGAGCTGATCGCAACGCTCCGGAAACTCCGCACGGAGAACGAGCGACTCGCTGAGGAGCTCGCCGAGGAGCGCGAGAACCTCGAAGACGTCGAGGGCGATGTCGAGGAGCTCGAAGCGCAGCTCGGCGAGCTCGGCGAGCTGGACGACGGGCTGACCGAGGCGCTCTCGGCACAGACCGGGCTGGACGAGGAGATCGTCGAGGACAGTTTCGGGTCGCTCGGCGCGAAGGTCGAAGCGCTCGAGGCCGATCCTGTGGCCGCGTTCAAGGGCGCGACCGGTAACGAATACACTCCCGACCCCCAGACCGGCGATCCCAACCCTGGGGGGTCGGGCGGATCGGGGGGCTCCAGCTCGGGCGGAGTGGAGACGCTTTCGGCCGAGCAGCGCGAAGAAATCGAGGTCCTCGAAAGGCGCAAGGAGCTCGCCGATCGACGGGGCTACGACACCGTCGTCGAGTCGGCTGAGGAGTCGATCGAGGAGATCAGGAACGGCGGCGGCCCGGAAGGGGCTGCCGGTGCCGGGGGTGAGAACTGATGGTCAACCCCGGTCAGCAGAAGTTCTCTGACGAAAACGTCGTCCCGCACACTCTGGGGTCGGACGCCGCGGTCGCTGGCGACGCGGTGACGATCTCGCAGAACTCGGGCGAACTCGTCCTGTGTGACGGGACGAACGGGTTCTTCGGCATCCTCCGCACGCAGACCGCTGCCGGCAGCCAGGACTCGGATGTCACCGCTGGCGACGAAGTCGCCGTTGCGGTCGGCGGTCAGGTGCCGGGGAACGTCGCCGACACTGTGGGTGCCGGCGACCGTCTCGTCACGTCGGGAACGACCGGCGAGCTGGCAGGAGAGGACGCGGATGGGGACACCTCGAACGACCCCGCTGGTCCAAGCGATCTGACGGCAATCACGGCGGCGGACGCCGATGGCTTCGGGCTGGTGGACCTGGGGTGAATAACAAATGGTAGACACTCAAGACATCATCACGGAGGAAGTGGTTCGGGACATCATCGAGGCGAAGCAGCGGGAGACCCGTCAGGCTCGCCGAGCGTTCCGATCGCATGACGCAACAAACATCAGCTCGAACTCGTTCGAGTTCCCGAAGGGAGACGCCGACTTCGAGGGCGACTCGGCGGAGATCCCCGAGGGGTCGTCGTACCCGCGCGCGTCGAAGAGCTACGATGACGTCCAAGCCGCCTACTCGAAGTTCGGGTTCGAGGTCCCGATCACGGACGAGGCTGTCGACGACTCGACGATCGACATCGAACTCGACGTGATGGAGGACATGGCGGATGAGGAGTTCCGTCGGATGGACTCAATCGCCTTCGGCATCCTCAACAACAACACGAATGACGACGGCCCCGTCGCCGAGAGTACGACGAGCGGGGTGATCGAGGATGCGGATCTGCTTAAAGCGCGGGAGATCCTGTTCGCGGACGATTTCTCCCTCCAGAACATGGAACTGTACGTCGGTCCGTCGGGGATGACCGACGTGACGTCGATGGAACAGTTCCTCGACGCCTTCGAGATCACCGACACGATGCTCGATCAGGGCTATTTGCCACGGGAGGACATCGGTCAAGGTCTCGTTGGCATCGCGCGCGGCATCCCCGTCTATGCGATGAATACTGGCGACCTCGGCGAGGGAGAGGCGCTGCTCGTCGATACCGCCTCCTACGGCTACGAGTCCACTCGTTGGGAGCAGGAGGTCAGCAGCTACCGCGAGGAGAATAAGGACCAGACCATCCACAAAACCAGCTCACGAGAGGACTGGGTCGCGACGAAGCCCGAGGCTTGCGTGAAGATCGAGACGTAACGCCGATGATGATGCCCCGGGCATCGGCAAATACCCCCTTTCTCAGGAGCTAACACATGGTCAACCCACTCGCCGAAGTAAGCGACGTCCGCGACGTGATCGCAACGAAACTCGACAAAGGCGACATCAAATCGTGGATCGCGGACGCCGCCGAGGAGAACGCCGAGGTAAACGATACCGAGGCGATGTCAGACTCGCTCCGGAAACGTATCGAGAAGTTCTACGCGAGCTACCTGATACGCTCGATCCGCGATCGCGAGGCGGAGAAGGGCCGGCGAAACAGCGTGACGATCAACTACGAGACTGCATCGGTTGACGGACTCCGTCGGCAGGTTCAGTCGCTCGACCCCTCCGGCGAGTTGATCCCCGAGGAGCAAGATCAGGGCGAGCCCGGGGTGACCCGTCGGACGACTCGCGTGGGTTCGACCCGGCTGCACGGTGCTGACGGGATCGGCGACGAGTCCAACGGCGTCGAAGGCGCTGGAGAGCCCAACTGACGGTGGCGGACTGGGGCGCGACGCTCGTCGGCCTCGACGGGATGCTCGACAGGATCGATGCCGTGAGCGAATCGCTCGTGAGCGCGGAGTGGAAGTGCGGGACGACCGTCAAGTACAGCGTCCACGTCGAATACGGGACGTCGTCGATGCAGGCGAACCGGGCGATGCGTGACGCCGTCGAGCAGGTCCAACGCGAGAGCGACGCGATCGCCGACCGGGTCGACTCGACCGACGAGCTGTGCAAACAGCTGGCGATGCGGGTCGAGGAGCTCTGGAAGGCGGGGGTGCGGGGAGAGCTCTCGGGGCCTGAGCGTGTCGATACCGCCAACTACCTCAACTCGATCCGCGCCGAAAAGGTCAGTCAAGCGGCCGGGTAAGAAGGCCACCGACCGAGGGCTGTCGTGGCCACGAACCTGACCTTCTTACACGGTCCGGGTATGTTCTATATAAAGCTATCCCAGAACCAGGGGGATTCTGACGCTTCGGTCGCGATCGAGAAGGTGTTGTAGCGATCTCTGTCGGTGTTCATCGAAAGCGGCCGGTGGAGAAAGCGATACAAAAACCCTGCCGGCCTCAACGGGAGGACTATCACCGACAGCGGCAGGGCGGCATGGCGAGTGGCTACCCTGCTGCGCCACACATGATCGATGCTTCGGCCGATCCCGTTGTACTCTCTGAAAGGGGTCGGCGCGTTAAGTGTCTTACCCGAAGTGATAACACAGACAGTGACGTGGGGTAAGACATGGCACCCGACTGGGACCAGTTCGAGGCGGCCGCCGGCCGCGTCGCCGACGAGATGGACTTTCGCGAGGTCGCTGTATGGAATTGGGAGAAGGGTCCGTTCAACGATAGTACAGGACGGTACGGGGACGGCTCTTGGACTCGTCAAGCGACGATCGAAGCCGAGGTAACCGAGCCCAACAAGAACGACGTGATTGAGGACGCCTCCGGGATCGAAAGTGAGGCCGACGCCTCGATCTACATCCCCGAGGGCACCGGCGTCGATCTGGTCTCAACCCACGGCGAGGACCGTGCGACTGTGATCGAGGACCAGCTGAGCGACAAGCAGTATTCGGTCCGAGAGATCTTCTTTGAGAACAACGGTCAGATCCGGCTCACCGCGACCGAGACTGGGATCGGGGAGATCGAGGAGGCCACAGCATGACCCGGATTAAGTACGCAACCGTCGCGGTCGCTCGGAAAAGCAACTCAATTATCGTTGTCCGTGGGAAGAAAACCGGACGGATCGGGTTCCAATCGCCCGATGAAGATGGTGGGTACGACGATCCGGTCGACAGCGAGCGCGTCGTCGAACTGCCCGAGACCATGACCCCAACGAGTTCCGCGAGTATATGAAGAGTCTCGACGATCCCAACAGCGATCTCGCTCGCGCGGTGAACGCGGTCGCGGACGAGCACGGGATCGAGACGTGCTGGTTTGGGAGGGTGAGTGAAGCATGAGCATCGCTAAAGCAACGAAGAACGCCGGACTCACCGCCCTCGCGATGTGCTTCGTCGGGACAGCGTACACCGCCGTTGACGCGATCGCCTCGCCGGAAGCCGCCGCGCTCGCAGCGCTGGGAACCCTCGGCGTGATGCTGTGGTTGATCGGTGACAGCCGGATCGAGAGCGCGCCGGGTGCCGATGAACTAAACGACGGCGGCGAGGAGGACGTCTAAATGCCCTGGCAGTCCCGCCCCGACTCTGCCTGGGTGGACGAACGCACTGCTGATAGTGACAGGATACAGGCACTCCGCGACTCCCCTCGCGTCTATTCCGAGTTCCTCAACGGGACGGTTACCCCTGCACAGAAGCGTCTTGTGAGGAGGATCAAACCCCCAGGCGGGAGTTCACGCGGTGAGTCCTCAGTGCTTTTCTTACACGGGGACGAACGTCGCGCAGTCCGTTTGTTCATCGAAGAAAACGAGGAGAGCATTCGTTCTGATCTTAGCGGTGGGTCCAACGTGTTCGCAAGGGATTGGGACGATGGTTTTTATACTCTACTGATCGAGGAGTGGCAGATCGGAGGGTTTGACAGATGATTGGAGACGACATGCGGGACGAGACGGACCTGGAGTACTGTCCGGCCTGCGGGTCGGAACTCGGCGGGGAGTTCCCGGTCGAGTGCCCCGAACACGGTCCGGTGAACATTCAGTGGTGGCCGAGCCGGTGGGAGGAGACCGAGAAGCTCGACGAGGTTGATGAGACGTTCGAGGAGAGCTTCGAGGAGTTTGAGGAGCTCTTCGAGCTGCTCGGCATCGATCTCGACGAGGCCCTGGATGACGAAGCTGATCAGGACCTGCCCGGGATGGACGTCGACCACCTCAAAGAGGAGTTCGGGAGGAACCAGAGGGGCGGCGGTGTTCGTGATCGGATCAACCGCTTGCTGGGGAGGGACGGATGAGCGACGACTGGTTTGAGGTTCGCAAGAAGCCGAAAGAGGTCGAAGCGCGCGGCCCGTACTACGATCCCACGGTGGTCTCAACTCTTGAAGGAGACTTTGAGGTGGACGAGGAGTACGCCGAAGGCGGGTTCTACGTCATTCGCGGGGTGAAAGGCGAGGTCTATCCGTGCCGAAACGACATCTTCGAAGCCACGTACGATTGTGACCCGCTTGAACCGCTTTCCACCGAGGAGGATAATAAACGTGTGATGTGCATCAACTGCCACTCTGTCGGCCCGTGCGACGAAATGGAAGCTGTAGTTGACGTGGAAGGGGTCGCCGAAGTGAATGGTGAGGACGTGCCACACGAGATAACGCGGCATTACTGCTGCTCGCAAGACTGCATTGAGGAATTCGCGTTGGGTGAGGTGGTGGTCGGTGATGGCTGATACGCTCCCGAAGCACCCGGCGTACATGTTCCGGGACGTCATGCTCGACTACTGGGACCCGACCAACACGGCGGGGCTCGATCCGAAAAAGGAGCCCGCGGCCGACCTGGGGCTCTCGATGACGAGAGGGTGGTATACGACGGTCGACTACGATCCGCACGTCGCGCTCACGAATTTCAGGGAGCCGGTCGGCAGCGGCTCCCGGTACACTTCGATAACGGGGGGTCGACCGGCGCAGCAGCGAGCGGGCTCGGGGATGGCGACCGCGTTCGCCGAGGGGGATCACAGCTACGGCGATTCGGGCGAGACCGCCGAGTCGATCACCGACATGATCCGCAAGGAACTCGAACGCGCCACAGCTGAAGCGATGGGCGACGGCGCTCTCCCTCCTCCATGGGAGAACCTCGCGGCAACCTGGGACAACGAGAACATCGACCGGGCCCCGACGCCGGCCGTGTGGCAACAGCAGGTGTCGGTCTACTACCACTGGAATAAAACTTCATGAGCGTGAAATCGTTCATCGCCGGACTGATCGTCAGCCTGCTCGCGGTGCTGTGGGTGTGGCTCGCAACGTTTCGCGGTCGCGTGGAGAGCCGAGCCGAGGCGAAGGGGCGGGCACACCGCCGCGGTCGTGAGTGGGGAGCGCGAGCGCTCTCGTGATGTTGCGATCCATGCCGCTGCCGGACCGTCGACCGGCGGGATCGGGCCGGGACGAGGCGGGCAGCCGCCCCCTGCTGGGGCGGCCTTCGATCTGGCTCAGTCAATCCGGGCACGGACTCAGGCCACTCGCGATCGCCGACGGCTCCGAGACAGTACCGAGCGGGAGAGCTGACGCGACACACGTACACCCGCACACACACCGCGACAACGCTCATACTGCCGTCTCGCACACTTTCTGACGAAGCGCATGAAGATCGTCAACACCGCCGTCGGGGGTGGGCGGCGCACTCACTGGGACAAGGACCTGATGAGTGCGTACTACTCGCCGCCGGGCATCATTTATGAGCCGGCTGACGAGCACAACGAGGACACCGATCACCCCATGGCCGCGTGCCGTCAGGAGGTCGGCGGGACGCTCGTCGAGCGGCACGATCACGTCCGGCGGCTTGAGGATGTCATCGGCTCGACCGACACCGACACCGACACCGACGTCGACGCCGGCGAGGGCGAGGGCGGAGAGGAGGACGATCGCGACGACGTTCAGGAGGACGCACCGCTCGCCGAGACCGATCCGGAGCAGCTGACTGACGTCGAGCGCGATCTCGACACTGCCGAGTACAACCAGCTGAAGAAGATCGGCGGCGAGCTGGACGACGTCGACGGGAGTCAAAGCGAAGGTGCCCTGCGGTCCGATCTTCACACCCATCCCGATGAGGACGCGGTGCGTGAGGCGATCGCGAACGTGAAAGAGGAGAACTGATAGATCATGAGTGTACCACAAGACGCACGAGAACCGACTGAGGGCGGCCTGCTCAACCACGACGTGTGGTTCCTCCGCGAGGCAGATACCGGTGTCGCGCCGACCGACGGGGAATGGGAGCGATTCAGCGACCGGATGAAGGAGATCTTCGGTTGGCAGCCGGAGGGCAACGTCGAACCGGACCGCGGCGTGTCCGACGTCGACGTGCCCGAGGATGGCTTCTACGGCGGGAGCGAGGAGCACGAGGCGAGCTTCATGTACCGTCTTCAGAAGAGCCCGCTCGACAGCAACGGCAACATCTGGGGAGCGTGCTTCGACGCGCTCTTCCGGACGGAGGACGGTCTCGTGCCGAACTCGCACACCGTCGTCGATCGCGAGTGGCACCCTGTGGGCGGGAACGACGGAGCGGGTTTCTACACCTGGACCGTCGGCCTCGGCGGTCGGCCCGACGTCGCCGAAAGCGAGGGCGACGCCGAGGAGGGCAACCCCCTCGGGTTCACGCTCGAATACATGTTCGAGAAGGTGCGTCAGTTTCGGGTTCACCAGATGTCGACGTCGACGACGCTCGCCGTGGCCTCGGATGATGACGCGGATACAGGCATCCAGATCACCGCCGAAAACGTTGACGCGAGCGTGAGCGCATCGGCGACGCTCGATGGCACGACCCCAGTCGCACTCGATGCCGACTTCGACAGCCTCGCTCAGGTAGAGCTCTCGACCGACGCGATCGGTGACGTCACCGTCTCGATCAACACCGGTGGAGTGACCGACACGAACCCACCCGCTGCCGGGACGGAGCTCATGCTGATCGAGGGCAAGGAGACCGCCTCGCCGCCGGGATCGACGGCGCACGAGGGCGATCTCGGGGTGCCGCTCCTGGGGGCTGGCACCCGCGAGACAGAGGTCCAGGCCGAGGGCTCGCGAACCTTCGAGCACTTCACCGGCAGCCGGATCGAGCGTGCCGGCGGCGAGGCGGAGATCGGGCCACGCATCAACTCAGCCTCTCTATCCGTGGAAAACGGCCACGACAGCGATGCCGACGCGAACAGCCGCCGGATGATTATCGATCGGGGAGTCCACGACACCGGCCTCGAGGCGTCGATCGCGGGACCGGAGGCCACCGCGAAATCCACGATGGATCACCTCAAAACTCGGGGTGCGAAGGTGACCTGGTACTTCGAAAACTTCTCGCTCATCTTCCCGAACGCCACGATCACCGACGTCGGCGAGTACGCCCCCGAAGCCGAGCAAGTGGCGATGTATATAGATAACACGTTCGACAGCTCTGGGATCAAGCTCGGCGATACTGACGGCAACGAGGTCGCGCTCCCGGTCTGACGTCGTCGACGCCGACCGCAGCCAACTCTCGCTTTTTGTAAAGGAAGTGCGCACGCAGGCGTGCGTCTACCCGAATTTATAAGACGTGCCCACAGACAGGTGTGTGTACGTGACGTAAGACATGCCGCCCAAAGTAAACATCACCCTGACGATCGAGGGGCCGCTCGTCGACGATCTCGACGATCTCGCTGAGAGGCTCAACACAGATCGCAGCCCCCTGATCTGTGAAGCAGCGAAGCGGCTGATCAACGACGAGATCGAGGATGGGGTGCTCGACGACGAGTTCGAGACCTACGAACTGTCCGACATCGACCAGCGAGGAGTGCATCTATGAGTCAGGCCGACACCGACGAGACCGCCGACAGTACCGAGGAGCTGGATGTTGCCGACGCGCGCGACGTCTTCTTCGTTCAGCGAGACGAGCAGGGCGAGCTCCTGCCGAAGGAGATCCCCGTGCCCGGTCGCGACGTCGTGGTGCCAGTGCTTCCCGCGACAGAGGGGGTCTACAACGAGTACCTCGACGAGGTCCCGTGGGAGGACAACGAGAAGATGGCGAGACTGTTCACGAAGCAGTTTCCTGACCTCGAGGTCTCGGCCTTCGACCTCGAAAACGACCTGCTCTCGTTCAGTGGCGAAGTGATGGTCCAGATGATCCGGGAAGCCTCGGGTGAGGATATGCAGTCGCAGATGGCCGAGGAGCGTGAGCGTCAGGAGACGAAGCGGATGATGGACATGCTCGGACTCGACACGCAGGACATGTCGATCAACGAGTTCATGGAAGCGATGAGCGACATCGACGAGGAGGACATCGAGGACGCCGCCGAGGATGTCGCACAGGAGAACGCTGAGGGCGCGGGTGGCGGCCCCCAGCCAAAAAACGAGAATCCGAATCCCGACCGCCCCGACAAGCGACGCGGGGACAAGACGACCAGCAGTTAGAAGCGGGGGCTACCGCCCTCACCGAGCGGGCAGCCGACGAAATTGACTTCCGATACCGTATGGCGGCCGATCTCGGATATGGCCCGACGGGTCCGAAGAACATCCAGCAGCTCACCCTGCCGGAGCTCCGAACCTTCGCCGAGGGGATACGTCGGGAGACCGAACGCCAGAACCAGCGCTTCAGTGGCGAAAGCGACGGGGGTCGCGACCGTCCGAAGGGTCAGCCGCGTGAGAGTGACAAAGAAATGGCGAGGGAGCTCCAAGAAGAACTGGAAGCGCAAGACGGCCCGCCCACCGATTGACGCCTACGACTCGGCGCTCTTGTGGCAGGGGCGGCATAGCGTGGTCAGGTTGGACTTCGCGTTCCGCTTCTTGTCGTCCTCAAACATCCGAGCGGGCACGATGTGATGAACGTGGAGCTTCTGACCGCGGCTGGTGATGTGCGCCATCTGAGAGAAACCGCAATTCTGACACTCGTACCCATCGCGCTCTCGCACGTCTTCTTTCTTTTTCTCGGTCCACCCCTCGCCATAGTGCAACAGACCACCCTCCCAGTTGGGGTTGCCGGGGCCGGCGTAGTAAGACTGACGCCAAACCTTCTCACAGTCCTTGTCGCGGCAAAACTGCCGTTCGCCCCATTCCACCTCGCTCGGCTGCCGTTCGAGGGACGCCCCGCAAGTGAAACACTCCGCGTTGACCTCAATGTAGGGCGGGGCGTTCTTTCCGCTCCGGTTCTCTGACAGCCACGACCCGTAGCACTGGCCGTCGCAGAAAAAATGATCGTTCCGATTGGAGTGGGTTGTTTGCTTCTCTTTCCCGCACCAGTCGCATTTCACCGAGACGCCCGCGATGCTCTCGCCGTGGGCCTGTGCGTGGTGTGACTTCATCCCGCCGACGCTCGCGAAGCCGTCGCTACAGGTCGGGCACTCGGCGCTACTCATCGCCGATCTCCCACACGAGTGAGTTCCCGAACTTCCGACCGTTCACCTCGCCGTCAGACTCCATCTGTTTAAGCTTCTTGTAGGCGGTCTCGCGAATACAGCCGACGCTCCCGGCCACGTCGCTGGTCGAGGCCATGCCGCTGGCGTCCCGGATCGCCCGGATGAACGCCTCGCGTGGATATTCCTCGGTGAACTTTCCGCTCGCCTCATCACGGTCGCGTTCTGCCATGCCTGATGCTACTGAGACCATTACGTATGTAAGTACGGGATGTCTACACTTAACCCTTACTTTTGAGAGTAAAGGACAAGTGTTAAGACCTTTACCGGCATAAGTAGTGGCGTGAAGACCGGTTCTGGTCCACGTTCGTTGTGGGCGGGTGATAGGACACCCGCGCCGGGCTTCGCACTCTGGTGAAACCCATGGAATCATACAGTCTGAGGGGTCTTAAATACCCCATCAAACCGCGAGGCATCGCGCGATGAACGACGTTCTCAGCTGCGAGTGTGGCGCGCTCGAACTCGAAATCACCGCACAGTCCTACAACGGCGACAGTGCGTTCGAGGCCTACGAGTGTGAGGTCTGCGGCCAGACCGGAACGCTCACCCACGACAGCATCACCGGCACGACGCTCTCGGGGTGTCTCCAGTGAGCGCCGCCAAGGCCCGCGTCGAGCAGACCCTCACGGGGCTTCCGGTCGGCGGCTCGATCGCCTACTGCAACAGCTGTCAAGAGGTGTTAGTCGAAGGCGACACCGTAATGGCCTACGCCTACCGCCCGGTCGAAAACGAGTCGTGGCAGATCGCGTCGGTCTACTGCGGGGTCTGTGGGCACGGCTGCCAGCAGCCGCCGACGGTGGGCTGTGAGGAGGCGACGGTGAAAGGCTGGCTCGCGATGACCGAGTACGCGACACGCCAAGAATCGAAACTCACGCTCAGCGACCTCGGGGTGCTGCGGTACAGCGAACCGGAAGGCGACGGTCCGGCCGTTTAGACCTCGGTCGCGGGCGTCGCCGCGTCCGCCCTCTTTCTCGCTTTCGAGGAGCCGTAGATCAACCACAAGCCGAGGGGGAGACCGACGATCGTCAGCGAGAGGAAAATTCCCCACCGCGCCCGGCGCTTTGCATACGTCCGGTGCTCGGCCGCGGCGTCGAAGCCGCACTCGGGGCAGATTTGCACGTCTTCTGACGCGATCGGTTCCCGGCACTTCTCGCACACGTACTCAGCCATACCGTTGATTCGCGGTGCTCGTGGCATAAACCCACGCCCACCTGCACGCCCCGTCATGTGTGCGTGCTGATAAGACACAGTACGCCGGTCGCGCTCTGTTTTACAAATGGTAGCGACGCCGGGCGCGGACGGTGGTTTGGAGGTCCGCGTAAGCACCTCCGGGGCGGACGAAGCCACGGACAACCTCCATTCGGTGGGGGATGCGGCGAAGTCAATGGGAGCGAAAGTGAGCGCGGCTGGCGCTGCTCTCGCGGCTGTTTCTGCTGGCGGGCTCGCGAAAGCTGTCAGCGCGGCTGCGGACTTCGAGAGCCAGATGGTTGAGCTGGAGAAGGTCACCAACCCCGAGACGGCCCGCGAGATGGGCGACGCGATCCAGGAGATGTCGGAGAAGATGCCCTTGGCCCAGTCGGAGCTCGCTGGGATTGCCGAACAGGCAGGCCGTCTCGGAATCGAGGGCACGGAAAACATCAAGGATTTCACTCGCGTGACAGGCGAGATGGCGACGGCGACCGATCTGAATGCGGAGCA